TACCGGTCAGCCCAAGGTGACCTTTTTCCAGGCGGTGTACAAGCGCCACACCAACTTTGCGATGGAGAACATCCAGCAGACGGTGAACGGCACGCCCTCCAACAGCGGCCGTGTGTCCGTGACGATCGCCCGCAACGGCGATCTGGTCGGCAACATGTACGTGGGTCTGATCCCGGTGTCCAACATCCTGACGTCGACCAACGTGGTCTACGATCAGTGCTGGGTGGCTGAGCGCGCGATCGCGGCCGTGGAGCTGACGATCGGCGGTCAGCGCATCGACAAGCACTACCAGGCGTGGTTCCGCCTGTACGCTGAGGTGTTCCTGGGTGAGTCGGACAAGATCAACTACGGCAAGCTGACGACCGGCGTCTCCACCGCGTCGGACCTGGCGACCAACAAGACGTACGTGTACCTGCCCCTGCTGTTCTTCTTCAACCGCAACCCGGGCCTGTACCTGCCCCTGATTGCCCTGCAGTACCACGAGGTCCGCCTGGACTTCGACCTGACGAGCACCTTCTCGAACTACTTCGGCTCCTCCAGCCCGGTGTTCGAGGTGTGGGCCAACTACGTCTACCTGGACACCGAGGAGCGTCGCCGCTTCGCCCAGAAGGGCCACGAGTACCTGATCGAGCAGGTGCAGCACACCGGCGGTGACTCGCTGTCGGGTGCCCAGAACACGGTGCGTCTGTCCTTCAACCACCCGGTGAAGGAGCTGGTCTGGTGCTACCAGAACGCCAACCAGGGGCCGGCCGCCAACACCAACGGTATGTGGAACTTCTCCACCGGCTGCGCTAACGTGCAGGTGACCGCCAACACCGCCCTGGTCCTGTCTCAGGGCGCGGTGCTGCCCCACCTGCTGGGCGCGCCGATGCTCACCTCCAACATTGCTCAGACTGGCGCCTCCAACCTGAACTTCAGCGCGACCATTGGCGCGTACGGCTGGGTCGAGGAGGGCATCCAGGTGGCCTCGGCGGCCACTGGTCTGGGCCAGAACGCCTACGAGGTGGGCCCGATGCGCGACTTCAAGCTGATCCTGAACGGTCAGGACCGCTTCAAGGAGCAGGTCGGCAAGTACTTCAACCAGTACCAGCCGTACGTGTACCACTCCGGCACGCCCTACCCGGGCATCTACGTGTACTCCTTCGCGCTGCAGCCGGAGGAGCACCAGCCGACCGGCACCTGCAACTTCTCCCGTATCGACAACGCCCAGGTGTTCTTCAACCTGAAGAACGCCACCACCAACCTGCTCCAGAAGATGTTCGCGGTGAACTACAACATCCTGCGTATCCAGAGCGGCATGGGTGGCCTGGCCTTCTCGAACTAGAGAGTTCACCATCCTGTGAGCGAAATTGCAAAAAAAAGGGCTTCGGCCCGGCCTTCGGGCCCAAGAGCGTCTCCACGCCCCTGGATTCGAATTTTAACGCGAAATTACCTCCCAAACACCGCTCAGCGCCGCAAACTCCTCTTCGATGATGAGGGAGCATAATTCAGAATCGAAATTAGGACTACAACAAAAGACGTCGAGGTAAACTTTGTTCATTTCCGGGTACGTATGTGCCGAGAAGTGGCTCTCGGCCAGGACGAGGACTCCCGTCGCCCCGTGGGGTTCAAATTGGTGAAAAGCTCGATTTACTACCGTAAACCCGCACTTTTCAGCGATTCGATTCATTATTCTTTCAAGGTGATGCGCTTGCGACACCCACACGCCGTTGATATGTCCGACGAGATGTTTCATTAAACATTTAGACGCTCTTCATTTTATATAGGATCAGACCCGTTGCGGCGACCAGGAACAGCAGACCGAAGAACGGTTGGCCGGACATCTGGGGCGTATTGCGCGCCTCGACGAAATTGGCCACACCCAGACCGGCCATCAAAGCGATGAACAGAAACACAAAGATTGTGTTAAAGTCGACCATTTATTATTACTTAGTAAAAAATAATGGAGGAGCTCGTCCATGAAACGGAGCTCAAAGGGGCGGCGCTCATGGCTGAAATCCGAAAGCTCATGCCTGAGGCCACGATCGATGCCGTCCTGGACACGGCTCGGCTCGCTCAACTCCATCAACAGGCACGCCTATTCAAAGGTTGTGAATTTGAAACAGCCCTGGACCTCATTGATCACCTGACCACCCTGAGTCTGACCGACGAGGACCTCGACATCTTGACTCGAATTTTAGAGGAAAATAAGGGAACCTGGATCTCTGAGAAGTGTTCTTATGAGCTTGCGGTCCTTCTGAAGAACGGCATGTTCCGCTCGGTCTTCAATTTGTTTCTGAAATCGAGGAAGCCCCAAGTCCAAGAACCGTCTGGGTGTTTTACATGGGCATGGCGCCTGGGTAGGCGCCCGCGCCACCCATGACGTTGGACCCGCTCATCTCCTGGTACAGATAAACAAGGTACACGCCCATGAAACCCATGATCAGGGCGCGCATCACCCACGACGCATACTTGCGCTTGTTCGGGTCGAGGAACTCCTGAATGCTGAACAGGATCAGGGCGAGTCCGAGGGTAGCAAGTAGAACAGCGTTGGCCATTTAGTAATTGGGCACATTTTTATTCAGTGCGTCCACTGGCCACGGTTATATTTCAGGCTAAAATTAGTGATGAACTTTGCGTACCTGGACGCCAGGAGCCTGCTCGAGTCGGTTCTGACGCCACCCATGGAGCCCATTGAGACCATCCCCTGTATTTTGGATGAAAATTGGGAGGCTCTCGACAAGACTCTGTCCAATTTCAAACGTGAATACTCCAAGGTCCTCATGGACCTCTCTTCGAAAGTCGCTGAACTTACGGAGAAGAAGGAGGAGGTGAATGTTCTCAGAATTATGCTCGAGAACGTCACATCCGACGGCTTAAAGGAGCGTCTCGTTACTATGATAGAACAATACGAGAACGAACAAGACTTGGAGGGACTCAAGAGGGAATGCGGTGAACTCACCGGACGGAGCCAAGCGATGAAGAAGGTGCTGCAGGAGACGGACGCTGAAAGGTACGCTAAATTTACTTGCTTTGTTTGCATGGACCGACTTGTTGACTTGTTCATTGAACCATGTGGCCACGTGATCTGCGAGCCATGCTGGGGCCGCACCCAGAACAAGGTGACCTGTCCAGGTTGCCGGACGCGTTTAATAGGGGCCAAAAGAATCTTCACCCTGTCTTAGTAACAGGCCTTGTAACTCAGTTGGATAGAGTGCGGGCCTTCTAGTCTCTCACGACCTTGTAACTCAGTTGGTTAGAGTGCGGGTCTTATGTGTGAATAGTGAGCCCGAAGCCGCGGGTTCGAGCCCCGCCTAGGTCAGACCTTGTAGCTCATCTGGAAGAGCGTCAGACTGAAGGTGACGTGATCGACACACGTCAAGGTCGTAGGGTTCTATCGTCTAGTGGTCAGGACGCGAGATTCTGACTCTCGAAGCGCGTGTTCAAATCACGCTAGAACCTGGAGTTGAGCATCTCCCTAAACTGTTCTTCTGACTTTGGCGCAACGGAAGCGTAGAGCACTGTAGTGTCTTCAATGATGCTTTGGTAACCGGATCGACACCGGTAAGTCAGAACCCGGGCCCCTGTAACTCAGCCGGTAGTTAATCATAAAAACCGAAAGTGACAGGCTGTTAACCTGTAAGCCGTGCGTTCGAACCGCACCGGGGGCGATTTTTTTAACTGTTCAGCTCCAGTTAAAAAATTGTCTCGTGTTCTTACCAATGGAGAAGAAATGCTCCAAATGTGAAGTAACTAAACCTATAGAACAATTTCCAAATGATCCTAAATGCTCAGGCGGCAAAAGGGGTACGTGCAAAGAATGTAGAAAAGAAAACTTGAAACAATGGTTTCCTAAAGAAAACGAAACGATAACATGTATTAGATGTACAGAATGTAAAAATCATGCATTATTTGCAAAACATGGTAAACAAAAGCCTTTTATGTGCAAAGAATGTAGAAATGTTATAAACATTGAAAAACGTAAAGAATCCCCGGAAATTTACAATGAAGTTTATCGTGAATACTACAACAATAATAAGGAGAAAATAAATAATGTTAGGCGTATAGCTCAGAAAAAGAGAAGAGATACTGACCCAGTTCATAGATTGCGTAAAAATATGGGGAGTAGAATTTATTTGGCCGTGAAAGAAAAAACGGGAAAAACCATGGAGCTTGCAGGGTGTTCCAAAGAAGAACTCACTGCTCATCTTGAATCAAAATTCACGGAAGGTATGACGTGGGACAACTACGGCGAATGGCATATAGATCACATCCACCCGTGCGCTTCGTTCAACCTCGAGGATCCCGAAGATCAAAAGAAGTGCTTTCACTGGACGAATCTTCAGCCTCTTTGGGCTAAGGATAATATATCCAAGGGCGATCGACTCGATTGGGTTAAAGCTCAGAACTAACAGATCATTATATGAAAGTGAAAATTCCAGGTGCTCTCCGTGAACAAGTATGGATTTCATGGGTAGGGAAGAAATTTAGCAACAAGTGTAATGTTAATTGGTGTGAAACTATAATTTCTGTTTTCGACTTTGAATGCGGACACAACGTCCCTGAGAGCAAGGGTGGAGCGACAGACATCAACAACCTACGGCCGATCTGCGGCAAGTGCAACAGGTCCATGGGTGACGAGTACACGATAGATCAATTCTCTGCACTTTCTCATCGCAAGGAGGTTAAGCACCTATGGGAGTGCTTCCGGTTTATTGAGAAAGAAACCGCATCTTAGCCTGAGTCTTTTTCTGGAAGAACATGAATATGAAAACGAATAGGGGCAGGGACCGGAGCTCGCCATTCGTCGAGTGTTCGTAGCCGTACATTCCATCGGCCGGAAAGGGCACGTTCTTTATGAAGTGACGCATCAAGAACACCAAGGCCCCGACGACTCCAAACTGGACGCAAACCTCGAGAAATATGCGCAGTCTCGACTTGGACGGATCGAGGTCCGATGTTATCCGGTCCAGGAACATGGACACGACAAAAGCCGCAATGAAGCACAGGACGCCGACCCACGCACTCCCAGCCGTTCGCATAACCGGCAGCATTTATTATTACCTCATAAAATAGTAATGCGAGACTTTAGAGGATTTATGTACTGGACGTGGGAAGGGGACCTGTGTGCCCACGTGACCCTCAAGGTCAAAGATTACGTACCGACGACCATCGACGAGCTCGAGGACGTCATTCATGATCTACGCCTCAAGTCGCGGTCGATGATCATCATTGTAGATCTGAATGGTGCGAACCCGTTCTGTCACGAGGTTCGGCAGATTACCCGACTCATCCTCGAAGTATTCGAATACACGAAGAATGACGCTTTACTTGAACAAATTCAGTTTATCGGGGCGGGGTTTCTGGTCAGGAGCTTCTACCGTCCAATCAGTATGATGCTTCCGAGCTACGTCCGCGACATCATAGTTTTCTTTTAAAGAAAAGGACGTAATAATTATTAAGACATGGCCGACCTACTCGTGTTCTATCCACAGGGACCGCATCTCATTATCGAGTTCCTCGGTGACAAGTATATTGAACGCCAACCAAAGACCATAGATGAGACTGTCGCATTCATGAGTTCAGTGCAGCCCATCGTCGATCAACTCGATGCGTACGTGGAGAAGCACGGTCTGACTGAGATTATTGAGCTGAACCTGAAGGGTGTTCCAATTTCAAAGCTGAAATCGGATACGGCCACACACCTGCTCAAGCTCATGGTCGAGCTACGCCCAGACAAAGGTCTGCTCAAGAAGATTCGCATCACCAATTCCAACCCAGTGTTCAACATGATCTACAAGGGGGTCAAGGGATCCCTGCCCGTGCGCATCACGTCCATTGTCGAGATTGCGGAGGATAGCAAATTTTTTTAGGTTCGCGTAAAATTATGGCTACAGATATTATTAAGATGCGTGAAGAATCGTGGCACGATAAGGAGGAGGAATTTCTGAACAAAATTGAGCGTCAGTGTAACGCTTACTCTTCATACTTCAATAAAGACTATCAGTATTACCATAATCTTTCGTCCAGATTCAATATACCTATCCTGATCGTATCTTCACTCAACGCCCTGTGTGCCATTTCTTTGAACGACTTTTTGGAACAGAAATACGTCAGTATCCTGAACGCAGTCCTGTCAGCCGGAACGGGTGTGCTTGGCTCGATCCAATTATACATGAAAATTAACGAGAAGATGACGAACGCGACGCGTTCTCAGATGCTCATGAAGCGTCTGGCCCTCAAGATCTCCAAAGAGCTCAGCGTAGATCGTAACACACGCGTGACGGACGGGCAAGTGTTCCTTCAGGAGTGTTTCGGTGAGTTCAACGCGGCTCTCGAGCAGGCGAACCCCATAGAGAAGAAGGTCCAGAACTTTTTGGCCCTCGGGGAGACGCCACCCGCGACCGTCACGACCGGAATGAGTTTTATGAATTTAGCTGCGGCTGCAGTGGCCGGTCTAACACCACGGAAGTCGTCGTTCGATGATGAACAGTCAATCATTTCAAGAGGAAAGTTGCAACGTCTCGGGGAGCCTCGCGCCAAAACGCTTTGGGATCGGATTCAAAAAGTTCAAAGAGGCGACGATTCTCATCCAGGATCCGGATCTCCGATGAATCCGAGCGAATCAAGCCCGGGGGAAGAGTCTCCAAGAGAACGGGCTCAAGAGCCATGAGCTCATGATTCTTCAGGCGGGCCACCGCAAAGGCCACGTCCAGGTCGAGACCCTCATCAGTTCGGACCCAGTAGTGAGCACAGGCCTCCTTGGTGTCCTCGATGACACAGAAACCTTGGATCATACGGGACGAAATCCCCTGTTGCTCGAGGGTCTTTTTGAGTACAGCCACATGATGGACGACGCCGCCGCTGATGTGATGGACTTTCAGGCGCAGGGCCAGACGGGTCATAATCTCAGCCATCTCTGATACTCGTATAACATTTTGTTTCCTTATGTTAGATGGCGGGATCGGCATTGATGCTCATCCTCGGCTGCTTGATCGCCATAGCGGTCATAGTATTCCTGTCGAACGCCGCACCGAGTAAGGGAGCGGAGACTGCGGCCGCCGCCTCGACCACAGCAGAGGCGGCCACGTCGGACGCCGGCTCTTCAGGGGGTGCGGCCGCCTCAGGGGGTGCGGCCGCCTCAGGGGGTGCGGCCGCCCTCGGAGCCCAGAACTACGCCGCCGCCAGCTCATCAAACAAGGACACTTTGCGAAGTGGCGAGACCCTCGCCGAGGGCGCGTCTCTCACGAGCAAAAACGGCAAGTACATTTTCACTTACGAATATGGCGTCGCCACGATGAAGAGTGGAAACTTCACGATGTGGTCCTCTTCAGGTCGGCCGGCCACCGGCGGCGTCATGAAGATCACGGACGACGGGAACATCGGCATTTTTCCTTCCCAATACAGTGTGACTCCGTCAGGATGGGCGTCGGGCACTGCGGGTCAGGGCACCAAGCCCTACTCTTTGATCGTGCGAGATGCGGGCCAGCTCATCATGCTCGACTCGACCCCGACCGTCATATGGACTGCACCCGTCACCATGCCCCCAACGGGCGTTGATTGCGTCACGGGCGACTGGGGTGAATGGTCCGCGTGCTCCAAGAACTGTAGCGGCGGTGTGCAGACGCGCAATCGCTTGGCAATTACCCAGCCAAATGCAGGCGGCCAGGCGTGTGGTAATCTCGTGGAGACTCGGCCGTGCAACACGGACCCGTGCCCGGACTGTGCGTTCTCTTGGTCTCTGTTCGGCCAGTGCGTTACCCAGAACCCGGCGACTGGTGCAGGGAAGAAGCAATCTACTTTAAATGTATCGATCCCGTCTGGCCCAGGTGGCGCCATTTGCCCTGATCCCGATTCGAACATTGCCGACTGTGTGAACTGTGTGTTCAGTCCGTGGAATCCGACAGGTGAACTCACGGCCCAGACCTGTAATCAGACGACCGGCAAGAAGACTCAGTCTCGGACGATCACCGTGCAAGCATCGGGTGGTGGGACGTGCACCGAGCCCCTGAACCGTCAGGAGGCCTGTGCTGTCGATTGCCAACTGAACACGTGGGGTGGATGGTCCACGTGTGACAACAAGGTGAATGGCGTGGGTAAAAACACTCGTACGACGACCGTCCTGTACCAACCTAAGAATGGGGGCAAGACGTGTACGACCGCTTCGGGTGTACTGTCCGGAGCTCAGGTCTGCGACGCCAACGGAAATTGTACAGATGAGCGGCCATGTGGAGACTGCGTTCAGGGCACAACATTTACGTATGGAAATTGCGACCCGGCGACCGGACGCAAGAGCCGGACGCGCGTGGGTGACCAGGCTGCGACGAACGGCGGCATCGCGTGTCCGGAAGTCACGGACGACGTGGCGTGTGACATCGATTGCCAAGTCAGTGGATGGTCCGAGTGGACGCCAGCTGAATGTGGCCCGGCGGATGCGAGCAGGGCGCGGACCCGTACGGTCACTCAGGCCAAGAATAATAACGGAGCCGCCTGCCCTGTACTCGCAGAAACACAGGCATGTGCAGTGGTCAATTGCGTCCAGACGGCAAAGGTCTATGGTGCGTGCGACAGGAGTAGGGGCAAGAAACCATG